CTATATCAAAGGTTGTATATTTTGTTGCTATGCTACCACATCCTTGCAATAGATAATTAGTGTAATGTTCCGTCCTTTTACGTTTATAGGCTCGCTGTTTATCTCATATAGTTTGTTGTCATGTTTCACCCGCATATCTCTTTTAATGCCACCAACATATTCTAATTCAAACTTAACAGTTGTACCGTTTTGCATTTGTTCGGCACTAAAAAATTGATTACCGTATATTGGCTCGTAAGATGAGTAAAGTGTTTTGATCATAACCCACTCGTCTATTAACTCGCCAAAATCATTGCTTGTTTGTTGATTTTGTAATATCTCGATTATGTGATTTCTATCGGCCACTATACCACCACCATTGTTATTGCGATTGATGTTGATGCGGTAATGTCGATTAGTCCTTCTTGCGTAACGTAACCATCTTTGTATACCGAGTAATTAACATTGTCTTTGTCTTTGATTGTAAATGCCGCTACACCTATCGAGTTTGTCAACTTAACTTCATCATTAAAAGTGACTGTTGCTTGATTTTGATTAACTGTAAATATGATTTTATAGTATGAATAGTCTTGAGATAGCGTAAGATGTGATTTAAGCATGCTGTAGGACTTTTCAAACCTTTCCGCTTCATTATTATCATAACCATAGTGTGCCTTACAGTAGACTGTAATTGCCCTTTTAATCAGTGCATCGGTTTCATCTTGATTTAAAACACCGCTAATTAGTAAGTCTAATTTAGCGGCATCAATTAAATCTTGTACTTCAATTGTGTTATTACTTCTTAGTGATAATTTAATATCATCAATCAGCATTTTATCACCTCATTCAAAGTGTTACTTCTATATTGTTAATAATTTTGTTAATGTTACTAACGAGTTTTTATCGACTACTTTACCATCAACTAACATGATAGCCTTAGTTACTAAATCATCAGTTTCGTTATCTTCATATTTTTTGATTGTCATTGAATAGTTAGTGTTTAAAACATAATCTTTAAAGTTAAATAGCGCTGCAAAGATTGTATCTTCTGCTACTGTTGTTGCAAATGACCCCATGTAGTTGTTTAGGACTACTGTACGACCCATTAATGTTCTTTCAGGTTTACCGTTGATTCCACTTGTTACTCTTGCGATAGGTTGTTTATTAGAATCTACCATTCCCATGTAAGCCATAAATGTTTTCTTAGTCATTACATAAACTGCACCGTTTTCGTACTCTAAAGGTAGTGCTGCTTCTGCTTCAATCAATGCTTGATAAGTTAAATCATCCGCTGCTGCGATTGTTAGCGCTTGCCCTGTTGCTGGTGTTTCAGTTAAAATTCCTTTAGGTTGACCGATACCTGTACCACTCATGATTGATTGTTCAGTTGCTTTAACCATTGCTTCTACTACATTCTCAATAAACTTGCTTTCAAATGCTGATAATGCCATTGCTTCAACTTCGAGCGAGTTAGATACTGCGCAACGTAACTTGTGATAAGCAAATACGATTGCCTCGCCTAATGTTTTCTTTTGTTTGTCGCTTGTTGCACCTTCACCGACCCATGTTGCAGATGGCTTTAAGTTAGATGTAGGTATTGTTACCCCGCCTTTGTAAGATGTACGAGTGATAAGTGGTAAAATCATACCTGTTGCTTCTAACTTCTCAATGATTGTATTCATTACATTTTCAGGTATTAAATCACCGATGTCAGTTGTTAATGTGTTTGCATTTGCACGATATTCTTGTGGGATTGGTGTGTTATTTAAAACGAACCCCCTAAATGCGTTTCTATACTCTATTGTTCCGAACATATTTTCCATGTTTCTTGCCTCCTTGTTTTCTTCTGGTTTTGGTACGTTTCTAAATTCAGGACTACCGCTATTAATCTTCTTAGCGATTTCTAACTTGTTTTCAATCCTTCTTCGTTCTTCTGTTAGTGGTGTTATTTTCCCATTAATCTCATCAACCTCTTTATCTAAGGCCACTAAATCAACTTCGCCACCGCTTCTTAGCTCTGTTTCAATTGCTGTTTTTCTCACCTGTAATGCTTCTAAGTCTGCAAATATTTCCTGTAATCTTTTTTCCATGTTTTGTTTCCTCCTATAATTTTAATTTTATTAATAACTTTTTTCGCAAGTTAGCATTATCCAACGCTCTTTTTTCTTCTTCGGCCTCCGATTCAAAGAAATTCCTTGCTGAGATTGAAGTCTTGTCGTATGCGGGAATATCCACCGCACTGACATCGTATAGTTTTTTGATTTTGCGTATCGTACGCATATGGTTTTCATTGTCATATGCCGATTCGGTCGCTGTGAATCTAAAACTCATTCTGTCGATGTAACCGCCTTTGATTTCTTCGTATAATTTCCGACCTTCTTCAGTACCATCAAGTCTTGCTTTTACATTTAATCCTTTTGAATCGACATTGAGTTCCAACGTCTTATTTCGAGTTCTCGACATGACTTTACCGCCATGATTGTAATTAAAAATGACGTCAGTCATATCTGCGTCATCTAAGGCTCTATCATCTACTTGCTCTTTGTATTCAACACCGTCGAACTCCCATAAGACTGTTGGGTCCTTAAAGGTTATTGCTCTACCTTCTACATAAAGCGCTTTGTCCTCACCTTCGAGTTCAGCTGCTCTTATTTCAAAGTCAAAGTTTCTATACTCGGCATCTTCTCTTTTTAATTTGTCATTCTTTATCGTTTTTACTGTCATCTTCTTCACCATCCTTTCCTATTATTTTCGCTTCTCCACCAACTGCTAAGATTCGTTTATCGCCACCTTCTATTGATGCAAGGTTAAATATTTCTCGTGCTTCGTTAATTGTCATAATCCCGAAGGGTGCAGTTTTCTCGATTAGCAATACTTTTGTTTTAGCAGAAACATATTGAAGTCGGTTTGATTCAAATATGATTTCGTTTCCAAAACCTATCTCTCTTTCAGTGAAGAATTTGTTTGTAAACTCTAAACTTAATTGAATTGCAATAGGCTCTAATACTGATTCGTAGAAAGCGTTCCATTCATCTTCTGTGTACTTACTCATTAAGATTGATTCGTTGATATTAAAAAACTTATAGATTTTTTGTTCTATAAGTTTCATTTGTTCAGCATCCACCATCTTAGGTGACAATTCAGTTTTAATAAAATCAGCTTTACTATCTAATGCCCCGATACCACCGTTATTTTCAGTTGATAGATACTCATTAACAAATCGTTCTTTGTCCTTCTCCATATCACCAGGTTTTTGTATGCCTGTGTACTTTAAGATCCCTCGTAAGTAAGCACTAGACTTAACTGCGTTTGTTATACCATCGTTTGTTGTGTTTATGAGTTGTAATGTAGGGTTAATTGCCTTTGCACTCGGCGATCCGAATACGTCATCATCTTTAAAGTACATTCTTAGATGCGCAACATTCTCATATGGTACCGTAACACGCTTACCGTTATTAAATTGATACCTAACATATATATTCCCCTCCGTATCTTCTAAAAACTCGGCACTTCCAAAGTTTAGAGGGTATAGACCAATTATTTTACCAAAACCATCCGTTTGTTTGTAAATAAGAGCATTATTGCTGTTAGGGTCAAACAACTCACTAATGATTTTATACTGAAATGCGTATGCGTTCATAATTGGATTAGGCTGATATTGTAGTAAGTGATTTAGATTAGATTTAGTGTCAATTAGTTTGCCTTCTACATGTCTGATGTGTTTACCTTTGATTTTTGCACCGTTTGAAGCGATACAGTGAATAACCGACCTTACAACATCACTTTCATAAGCGTTTGAATTCCATTTGCTAAAGGTAGGTACAAAGCCATTCATAAACTTTAGATATTCTAAGTTTTTATCAGTTGATTTGTTAAATATTTTATTGAATAATCCCATTTATTCACCTCCTTAAATTAAATTTACATAGTCTGAATAGTGCCTATGTAACTCGACGTACGCATTGAGCAAACTTACTGTGCCATCTATGCGTTGTTTGTTGTGTTTGCCTTTTATGGGGCGAATGTTCGAGTTGTCATCCGTTTTAATAGTTGTATTTGTCATGCACCATTTAAGTATAGGGTTATTGTTATAAATTATTCTCTTATCTTTAAAGTCTGCTTCCATGTATTTCATAGGTTGGCTAAATGTCATAGCGCCTTGTGCTACTTTGTCTAATACTCCTGGTTTCTTCTCGGTGTGGTCGTTAAAGTTGTGTTCCTTCATGTGTTGCATCCATGCGCTTGCCAACGCTCGGTCATAACCAATTTTAAATGGGTATAAATCGTATTTAGTCATCATTTCTAAAAACCAATTTGTAACATCTCTATGGTCGTTAGCAGAATCACCGCTTAATCTTAAATAACCTTTCTCTAACCACTTATCGTAAGGCACTTTATCCTCATGTACTCGTTTTTCAAGTAGAGTGGATGGTAAGAAGTACATTTGTAGTACATACTTGCGATTGTCATCAGGTTTCATGATTAAGAGAGTTGCACATGTTAAGTCGGTAGTTGCTGATAAGTCAACACCACCTATGCAGTAAGAATCTTTTATTGTTATCATGTCGAATGTTTCATCATTCATAATATCTTCGTATGTCATCCATGATTGACTTGATGTTTGGGGTAAATTAAAATCTTTACAAAGTAAATTGCTTAATAAGGACTGTGTTGATTTTGCTCTATTAACTTTTTCGATTAATTGCATTTCATTTTTAATTGTGCCTAGCCCTGGATTTGCTTTTCGCCACAACTTCGAGGTCCATATCTCTTTACGGTCATCTAACTCATAGATTATAGGTAATGCTCTTTCATCTTCAAAGCCTTCTAGTCCTTCGATTACATTTG